ATGCCAACACAATGTACTCGGAAATAGGCTTATATGTGCCTACAATCACCGCTGATGGGCAAGGTGGCTATACAACTACCTATGCCTTACAAGAAACAGTATTTGGGGATTTTAGACCTATGGATGAGAATAGAGCATTGTTAGAATTACAATTGAGTTTTACTCGTTCTGCTAAAGTATTTATTAGGTACGATGTAACGATTAACAATATGTACAAAATAGAGGCAGAAGGGGAAATGTACACAATCCATTCAATAAAGGATGTAGAGAATCAGTTTAGATTTTACGAAATATTAATGTACGCATAATGGCATTTGCAGTAAGTTTAACTGGATTTAAAGAACTTGAAGGCAAGTTAAAAAACTTGACTACTGCATTAAAAGTTGATGTAAGTGATGAAATAAACGCATCTGCACTAAAAATAGAGAATCAGGCTAAAAGATTAGCACCTGTAAACTTTGGTCAATTAAGGAACTCAATAGCACTTACAAAAGATGGTGAGTTGACATATTCGGTTGCAGCTAACGCTTCGTATTCAGCTTATGTTGAATTTGGCACAGGACCACAAGTAAATGTACCTGCTGATTTTAAATCTTATGCCCAACAATTTAAAGGTAAAAGCGGAGGCAAGTTTAAGGATATGGTTGAAGCATTAACTTTGTGGGTAAAACGTAAAGGAGTTGGTAATGGTAAAAATGATAAAGGTTTGGCTTATGTAATAGCTTTAAGCATATTAAGAAAAGGTATGCGACCGCAACCATTTTTAGTTCCAGCTTACGAAATGGAGAAACCTAAACTTATACAAAGACTAAATAAATTATTAAATGCTTAATCCTAATATAGAAATAAAGAAATGGTTTTATACCAACTTGACAAGTTCAAGTGCATTACCTGTTTATGATGGGATAGCACCTGATTCTGCAACTGATGAATATATAATTATGACAGGCAGAACATCCGCACAGGAACAAGGAAAAATCAGTTATACCAATGCCGTTACTATGGATGTTGACATTGTCATAAAAAATAGTAACTTTGGATATAAAAGAGCCGAAACGATAAGCGATTTAATACTAAATGCAATCAATTCCGACACGAATATAACCCTTGCAAATGGGTTTTATGCTTCAAGTTTGGTAGTGGGTGCAATTAGAAATTTAGATGGTTTAAACCCTTTGGATAACGTATTTAGAACAATAATAACTTACAATTTAATAATAACTCAAAATTAAAATAAAATGGCAGAAACTAAAGTATCAGCAAGGGATTATCTCCTTTTAGCAGATTTAGCTGGAGGTACAACTTTTTTACCTGTGGCTTGTTTAACGACAAACTCATTGACATCAACTAACGACACGATTGATGCAACTTCAAAGTGTGGTAATCAATACACACCAAGTCCTGTATTTTCACAATCTTTTGAGTGTGAAGGATTCGCAATTGATGAAACAGGAACTCCAAGTAAGGATTCTTACCAACAATTGTACACAGCACACGCTGCTAAAACTATTTTTACTATTAAAATGGGTAAAGCAACTCCAACTTCAGGTGATGTATATTATGGTGGACTTTCTACAAGCACTGTATTTATAAGTGATTTTGGAGTACAGGCAGATGATGGCGATGATGTGAAATTTACTGCAACTTTTGTAGTATGTGTTCCACCAATTGCACAAACTGAACAAGCGTAAAACAACAACTAAACTATGTTTGAATTAAGACTGAACAACAACAAAACAATCCCTTTGAAGTGGGGTACTTGGGCGATGAAAAGATTTTGCGAATTAGAGAATAAATCTCTTTTAGACTTAATCAATATTTTATCAAGTGGGGCTTTTGAATTAGGAACAATTGTGCATATAATCCAAGCATCTGCCGAAAGCGGATGTAAGACACTAAATCAACCAATTGAATTTAACGATGTTATCGTTTGCGATTGGATTGATGAAGTTGGTGGGTTATCTGCAAAGGATGGTCAGCTAATAGATTTTATTAAATTTATGCAGACTTCAATGATTCCTGAAACAAAAGAAAATGCCGAAGTAACCAAAGACAAAGGAAAAAAAAAATAGGAATATATAGCTGGGATTCAATAATTATTCTCGCAATAGAAGTTGGCTTGACAATTAATGAGTTTTGGCAACTTACTTGGCGAGAATTTTTATTATATAAAAAGGCTTACGAGAATCAGCAGATAAAGGAATGGGAAAGGACAAGAACTTTAGCTTATATGATTTATAGGTCAAATTCAACGGATAAAAATCCGAAAAGTATAAAGTCCTTTTTCCCTTTGCCTAGTGATGAAGTAGAAGAAGAAAAGCCTAAACTAACGCAAGAGCAACTAGCAAGGACATTAAAGTTGTACGGAGTAAAATAATAAAATGGCACAAGAAACATTAAAAATTACGATAACCGCTGACAATAAACAAGCGGTTCAAAATATACAGGAAACTGTTACTGCCACAACTCAATTGGGTGCTGCCTTTAAGAAAGTTGCTCCAGCAAGTAATCAAGCGACACAGGCTTTGGTCAATGTTTCAAGGGTTGCACAAGATGCTCCATACGGATTTATAGGTATTGCGAATAACTTAAACCCATTATTAGAATCATTCCAAAGATTAAAAGAGACAAGCGGTTCAGCAGGTAGTGCTTTAAAAGAGATGGCGAAGGGTTTAATGGGTCCAGCAGGTATTGGTCTAGCATTGGGTGTGGTTTCATCTTTGATAGTCGCATTCGGTCCTAAAATAGCAAGTTTTATTAATGGAACAACCGAAGCAAGTAAGGCACAAGACAAATTAAAAGAAAGTTTAGATAAAGCAAGAGCATCTGCAAGTGAAAATGGTATTAAATTACTTGCTTATATTAATGTTGCTGAAAATGCAAACAATACGGATGCTAGGAGAAAGGAAGCATTAGATGCAGTTAAGAATGAATTAGGAAAAGTAAATGCTGCTTATACAACTAGTATTAAAACAACGGATGATGCTAAAAACGCAGTCAAATTATATACAGAGGCTTTAGTTGCACAAGCAATTACTTCAAGATATATAGATGAAATTGCGGATAAGAATATAAAATTAACCGATGCTACAAAATTAGCAACAAAAGCTGGTCAAGAATATGTTGCAAGTATAGAGAGGTCTAAAAATATGATTAATGGTTATGTAGATGCTTCGGTAACAGTTGCAGCCGTAACCAATAGAGATAAAGATGCTTACATAGCAGCAGGAGCAGCAGCACAAGTATTAAAAAATGATATTGATGATTTAAATACATCAGTAACAACAACAATACAAAATGCTTTAAATAATCCATTTTATGTAATGGATAAAAGTGCAAAAGAATTAGATAAAACTATTCTTAATGTAACTAAAAATTATAAAGCATTTACTAAATTAACTGCTGAACAAGTAGGAACATTTTTACCTACACAAAAACCTGCATCACCAGTTGCACCAGCAGCACCGCAAGGTTTATTAAATAGAGGACCATCTCAAGCACTTGTGGAAGCAGATGCAATTAATCAAGCTGCAAGTGAACAAGCTAAATTTAATTTCTTATTAAACGAAGCAGCAACAACTGCAAGTTATATTGCACAAGGTGTTGGTAGTATATTTCAAGCACTTGCTCAAGGAGAAAATATTGGAGAAGCAGTTACTAATATGTTTAGAAATATGGTTTTAGAATTGGCACAAATGGTTGTTCAGGCTTTGATATTTAAAGCTATAATGACTGCATTAGGAATGGGCGGTGTTCCTGTTCCTTCAAGCGGTGGTGATATATTTGGTGGATTAGGTAAGTTACTAGGATTTCCAAAATTAGCAGAAGGTGGAATAGTAAGCAAACCAACATTTGCAATGGTAGGTGAGGGTGGAGAAAGTGAAGCAATAATGCCATTGTCTAAATTGGATAGCTTTTTTGGTAAAGCATTTTCAGCAGGTGCTAATTCAGGCGATACAATGAGCGGAGGTTCATTTGTATTAAGAGGAAATGATTTAGTTTTAGCAATGCAAAGGTCTAATTATTCACTAAATTTAAGAAGGGGAGTATAATGGCATACGCAAATAAATATAAAATAACAATGGCTTCCAAAAGTGGTAGCATTACGGAATTGTATTTATTAGAAGATGATTATGCTGGTAGTGTAATTGAATATCCAGCAACTACAATTCAGTTGCAATACATCCCAAGAAGCGATGATATTTTTGAGCCTATTTATACAAGTCAATTAAATATTGGAATTGATGTTACGGATGACATTGAAAATATGCCAAACCTAACAACATTAAACGATAGGAAATATTTATGTGAACTTTATTATGATGAAATTTTAGAGTGGACAGGATGGGCATTAAGTGATAGTGTTCAGTTTTCATTTACAACAGGCAGAAAGGAATTATCATTTAACGCAATAGATGGTTTGGGTATATTAGAAAAGATTAAATACCCATTAGCTGAAGATTATGTTTTAAGTGATTTTAATGATTGTATGTTTTATTTATTAAATTCATTAAACGCAATTGCTTTTCCTACTAATTTAAATGTTATAACAGGAATAAGTTATTACGCAGATGGAATGTTTAATAGGTCAGCATTAAGTTCGGCAGACCCATTAAAACAATCATATTTAAACTTTGCTTTATTTATTACAAATGATTATCAGGTAGATAATTGCTTGGCAGTTTTAACTAAAATAGTTAAGGGATTTGGTGCAAGATTATTTCAAGCTAAAGGCAAATGGTATATTGTTGCAGTTTCGCAATTTGCACAAGAAAGTTATTATTTTACTGAATATGATAATGCTGGGTTAGTTGTTGATTCAGGAACTCAAAGTTTTAATGGATTAATAGATGGCTTTGTTGACAATACAACAGGATTATTCTTTGTTGATAATAGCCAAATGAAACTATTAAGAAAGGGTTATAACAAAGTACAATTTGATAAACAAATTGAATATCCTTCAAACTATATTACTAATGGTGATTTAAAGCAAGTAACATCTTCAGGAGGTTTATTACACGCTTACGCTTGGACTGAAGATGTAAATGGTGCATTAATATTTGTAGCACCATATCCTAGTAGATTATCAAATGATTATTACATAGATATTACAAATGTTGTAGCACCTTACAACGCATCAATAAGACCTACATATTTCCCTAATATTGCTTTTAATGAAGTGGTGCGTATTTCTTTTAATTCAAATCTTGTAGCGGTTGGTGCAACTGTTCCTGATGCGTTTTTTATATTAAGGATTCAATTGCAAACACCAGCAGGTTTTTATAGCATAGATAATAATAAAGAATGGGAGTTTGGCGGTTCAAGTTATTATTTTGAGCCTTACGATGTTGATACAACATTAACTGAATTAAGTTTGACTTTACCACCTGCACCCGAATCAGGAACAATATATTTTGAATATGTATTAGCAAAACCTGCTTCTACTTATTGGAAATCAACAGTAGAGGCAAACGAAGTAAGTAACTTTATATTTACAATTCAACCTGCTTTTCAATCTTATCAATGTATTGGTTCGTTAAATAATACGGATGAATATGTATTTAATGCAGATTTAGATTTAGGATTTAATGATTCTTACAATGGGTATTATTCTTATAAAGGATTTTTAGCAGATGAAGATGGTTTAAACTTAAAGAATTGGTATCGTTACGAATATTTATCGGATAAATATCGTTCATTAAGCCAATTAGTAATTAGACAATATTCTAATAACTTAAACAAGAATGTAATCAATATTGATTCTACTTTTATGGGTATGAATACCGATGAAGGTAGATTTAGTGGTGCAATGAGAATAAAGGCAACTGATACTGACCCAGCACAAATAAGTGTTGCTAATAAGCAGTATATGGTTGGTAATACTACAATTGATTTATTTAATGATACTATTCAAGGAACTTTGTTAGATATTAATAGCGATAATGTTGAAGCTAATATTTTTGAAGTAATAAACTCAACAAGCACACCGCCATTTGTTCCTTCGGTTGCACATTTAAGGTCTAATGGTTATAATACAAGTGCAGAGGCTTTAGCAGGAACATTAACTGCAACTGAAATATTTACATTAGATGGAATTACTGACCCTGATTATGGTGATGTGTTTTATGAAGATGAAGATGGTGCAATTACTTTCAATGGAGATTACTTATGGTATAAGGTAGAAACAGTGTTCCCTAATACAAAAGTTTACCAAATAAGGATTGACGGAGTGATAATAGGAATATATACTTAAATTTGTAGTTATGGCAGCAAAAGTACAGGGCAACAACATAATGTTGTATTATTTTGAACCACCTTCGGTTACATATCCAGCAGGTAGGGATATTCCGTTTTCGTGTTCTACAAATTGCACATTTAGTGTAAGTGTTGACCAAAAAGAAGTAACAAGCCAAACGAGTGCGTGGTATAGGGAGTTTAAAAACGACATAGCTAGTTGGACAGTTAATTGTGATGGTCTTATAACTTTGGATGGTTATGGCTATTTATTCTTACTTGAGCAACAACAAGATAGGACTACAATTTTAGTAAAGTTTGTTATTGACAACGGAGTTGATGGTTTGGTAGTAATTAGTGGGGATTGCAATTTGACAAGTTTACAAATTAACGCACCTTATAAGGACATAGCAACGTATAGTGTATCGTTACAGGGTACAGGTGCTTATGCTACAACAGGAACGGAAATCAATCCTGAAGGGGTTGTAATTGTTGCTGGAGGTGCGGTTTACACAAAGGGAACTGTTGCAGCAGGTGGAGAAACTACAATCACTTATGGCGATATGATAGGCAAGGCTTGTCTTTATGTTTCTCGTGGTGGTATAGATGTTCAAGATATTTTAACGACAGGAACGGCAGTTGATGAGCAAGTCAAGTGGAATAGTACAACAGGGGTATTGACATTTGGAAGGGTATTAGAAAGTGGGGAGTTTATTAGGGCATTATTTCAATAATAATTTAGTTATAAATTAAAATAAGATGGCAAATCAAATAGTTGTTTCAGCAGGTGCGAAAGTGAGGAATTTACAAGATGTAATTATTGGAACAAGTGGGGTATTGACTTCATTAGGATTTGATGTTGCTAATGGTGTACCAAGACTTGATGTTAATGGTAAGATTTTAGTAAGTCAATTACCTAACTCGGTTATGGAGTATAAGGGTACTTGGAGTGCTGCTACTAATACACCAACCCTTGCTAATGGCACAGGAAATCAAGGGGATGTTTACTTATGTAATGTGGCAGGTACTGTTGACTTCGGTGCTGGTGCTATTGCTTTTGTTGTAGGAGACCAAGTTATTTATAGCGGTTCTATATGGCAAAGGGCTTCAGGAGCAACAGGAACAGTTACGAGTGTAGCGATTACTGAAAGCGGAGATAGTTTAAATATCACAGGCTCACCCATTACTACAAGCGGAACGATTAACATAGGATTCAACGGAACTAATCTTCAATATGTAAACGGAGCAGGAAACTTAACAACCTTCCCTACATTAATCACTTCCATAGGTTTATCTATGCCGAGTGCTTTTAGTGTCGCAAATAGCCCCTTAACGGCTAATGGAACGATTGCAGTAACAGGAGCAGGT